TCAAAAGTATTTGCATAATCTTTTATTGCAACAACAGCTCCTGCTGTTCCTGCTGGTAAATTAACTGTTACTGTATTACTTGTTGTATCTACAAAATATCCTTCACCAGCTACTGCCGTAAAATTTCCAGTTTTAACTGTTGTTGTCCAAGACGCTGAACCTGTTGCGCCAAATCCAGTAGCAGTACCATTATTAGTTATAGTAACTCCTGAAGGAATAGTAACTGTGTCCCCCGAAGTGCCTAAAGTTAAGGTTGTACCTGATTGCGGATCTACCTGATCTACTTCTATTTTACTCATTTATTAAATCCCATTTTTGTGTTGTTTCATTCCATGTATACACATTTCCATCGCTAGGATAAGCAACAGGAGAATCCCAACGACAAGTTGTTTCATTAAGTATCCAAGATGGATAAAGTTTTGGTGGAATAAAAGCATCTCTATCTTCGTCATAAGTATAACCTACAGACGGATGATTTTTTCTAAATGGTGTACCACCTGTTTTATGAACATTAGCTATAGTATTATAAGATGTTTGTTTCCAAATTGACCAACCTGTTAATTTTGTTAAAAAGTCAATTCCAATATTTTCTTGTTCTACACCATTACTATCATGTAAAACTTCATTGTGAACTGATTGAACTTCAATCACTTTTCCATTTAATCCTATTTTTGCAAAACTAGCCATTATGCTGTGTAACTCCCTGAACTATTAAATTGCATTATTGTATTGCTTCCTGATGTTGTAACAGTTGGAGAACCTGTTGTTGTACTTGAATAATCAGAGGTTGCGACACTAATAATAACTACACCTTTTCCTCCAGCACCACCAGCATTTCCAAGTCCTCTATTTCCACCTCCACCACTACCAGTATTTATTGTTCCATCTACACCACTGCTAGAACCAGGGCCCCCAGCACCTCCACCACCAAGACCTCCAGATCCGGGAGATCCACCACCATTTCCACCTCCACCGCCTCCAGCTCTTGTAACTGAAGAACCTGTGATTGATGAAGCTGAACCATCACCACCATTACCACCATTATTTGGAGCGTTTCCTGCTGAACCTACACCACCTGCACCTCCTCCACCACCTCCTCCGTTTCCTACTCCTGGAGTACTAAAACCTAATCCACCATTATTACCTTGTGATGGATCTGTAGAAGGTGTGTTACCTAAACCAACATTAGACATATCATAAGAACTACCGCCACCTGAACCACCATCACGACCAGTTCCAGGACTACCACCTGCACCACCACCGCCGCCACCTGTTGATGTGATTGTTGTTACTCCTGTTCCTGAAAAAGAAGAATCAGTTCCATCACCACCTGGAGTATTTAAACCAGCCCCAGCAGAACCTCCATCTCCTACTGTGACTGTATAAGTTTGACCAATATTTATACTTTGAGTTGATGTTCTATATCCTCCTGCACCGCCGCCTCCAGTATAATAAGCACCACCACCTCCGCCACCTCCAGCAATCACTAGAAGACTTGCAGAATAAGATGGAGTTTGAACACTACTTTGTAGGCCATCGTCAGTTACTAACCAACCTTTTGTTGAATCTATAAAAACTAATGTAACTGCAATTCCTTCAGTCTTTATTTCTTTATTACCGGCTGCACCACCAATTTTATCTGAACCATTGGGAACTAATGTCAATACGCCTGTATCAAAAGTGTCTGCATAATCTTTAAATGCAACAACTGCTCCCGCAGTTCCTGCAGGAAGATTAACATTAAATCCTCCACTTGTTGTGTCAACAAAATATCCTTCACCAGCTGCCGCTGTAAAAGTTGATGTCTTAACTGTTGTTGTCCAAGAAGCTGCACCTGTTGCACCAAAATTTACTGCTGTACCACTATTAGTAATGGTTGCTCCTGATGCAATTGTTATTGATCCACCACTAGGGACTGTAAACGTATCACCACTATCTCCTAGTGTAACATCTGTTCCGGATCTTGGACTAATTTTATTTACTTTTACTTCACTCATTAAACTATTACTAATGTCCCTGTTATTGTTATTGTTCCAGGCACAGTTATTGGTCCTGCAAGAACACCGTTCTCAACAGTCTGTGTACCATCAATTGTACCTGCTTGATTTTTTATAAATTCATCAGGGGCTGTGCCGCCTCCGATGTATTGGATTCCATTTACTACTGCCGTCATAATTCCTCCTACGAACTAATATCGTCGATAAATGAAGTGACAATATCTAAAGATGAAGCAGTGTTGCTTTGTGCTTTAAGTACGTCACCATTTTTCAACACGATTTTCGCACCGCCTTGAATTAGTTCAATCGCAGAGTTTGGTGGAACACTAACTTCTTTTGCAAGAAAATGATCGTTTCCGCCATTTACAATCTGACAACTAGCCAAGACAGTAGAAGCGCTAGTGTTACAGATTCTAATGCCAATGACAGCATCAAAGTCTCCACCAGTTATTAAAGTGACTGGTGATGTACCAACGTTTCTTTGTAAATCGTTTCTAAAATTTTGTGCCATAATTTATTCCTTTATAACGCCACCGCCATTGCTAATGCAAAGCCAGCTGACGCTGCTCCTACCGGATCTCCTGATGCGTCCAAGAAAACCGATTTACTTGCAGGCATTGTGCAAAAAACATCTTTAGTGCCCGCACTAAAATCAACAACATTATCAGAGTTAGAACTACTAAAAATTGTAGCTCCTGATCCTCTTGTTAAGTTTGCACTTGTAGCATCTAGTGTTCCAAGTCCAACTTCAAACTCACTTGTACCTTGATTAAAGATACAATAGTAAGTGGTGTTATTGTTTCCTATACCTTGTGCAAAAGTTTCAAAACCAGTTACCGCTGCTCCAAGTGCGAATGCACCTGTTCCAGTAGTTGTGCTTGTTACTTTTACTCTATCATTTATAACCAACGCCATAAATTTTTTCCTTAACTCATACTAATAATTGCATTAGATGGTGTAGTCGGATCAGGAAACGTGATGGTAAAAGTACCATTCGTTGCTGTCTTATTACCACCAAAATCTAAAACCACTACTAATCTGTTAGCCACTGAATCAACTGTATCCGTATTGTAGATAGCTGCAAAAGCTGCAGTAAAAGATGCACTACTATAAGTAACATTATCAAAATCAACTGAAGCAACTGCTGTGCTCGAAGCAACTCCAAGTCTTGTTAATGTTTTTACAGAATAGTTAGTACCACCTGTGGTATCTACCTCACCATTACCAGTTCCCAATAAAGCAACCGTTGATGCTGTTGTATATGGATTAGTTGTATACAGAGAAATTTTAAAAGTGTTACCACCAGAAGCTTTGAAGTTATGATTCGCTTCGAAGAGAGCACCTCTAAAACTAAAAGGTATTATATTTGCCATGTTGTTTTATCTCCTATTTATAACTTGATGGTGGTTTAACGTTAAGTTGAGCACGAACTTCACCATCTTGATATTCGTCTCGGCGTCTTTGACCGATTTGCTCGATCGCGTACGATTCTATTGCCTCGTTATATTGGCTTTGATAGTATTGTAACATATCTGTCGGACCTTTCAAGTATCCATATGCATTTACCAAACATGCGTACAAAAGTAAATCTTGATATTTATTTGATAGATAAGTCCCTACTGTTGCTGGAGCAGGTGTGGAAGTTGTATCTGTAATAGTATCAGGCTCTTTATCATAAGCCAGTGTTATCTCATAGGTTTTATCAGGTGTTGGTGCCACCACCCAAAATTCCTCATCCCAATTAGCATAATATTTTGGTATATCTACAGCCTGTGTGCTAGGGGTAGAGTAATATTCTGACATAAAACTGGTATCTCTTTGTTCTAGGTAATATTGATTACCATCCTGATCTTTAAATTGTACATATCTGATTGCTCTTAAATCATCTGGAATAGTCACGTATCTATTTCCAACAATGGCATTAGATGTTGCGTAAAAAACACTCTGATCTGTGTCTATTGCTCTATGAATTTTATTCTCAGCATTTTTAATTATAGTATCTAAAATTGCATCAGTTAAAACATTACTACCAACTTCAGTATAATTTCTAATATCGTCTCTTAAATTTGTTAAAGTGTATGCCATTATCCGTTTACTACCTCTAATGTTACTGGTCCTGCTGAACAGTTATCTCCACCGCCTGATACACCACCTGTTGTAGCATTACTAGTGCTTGTTATATAAAAATAATTAATCGGTTGTGTTAAAGGATCAGTTGTTGTTGCCCCTGTCACATTTCCTGCAGAATCTATTTGTCCCAATGCGATTGTAAATCCAGCTGTGTTATTTAAATCACTGACATTATCAAAAGTTGGTATAGTCGCAAAAGCCTGTAAATTTCTTAAATCAGCTGGATCAGCGCCACCAGGCCCAGCACTTGTTACTTGTGGCGAACCTCTGAATCTTACTATGGATCCCGCTGCTCTTTGATGATTTTCTGAAAATACATTTACGTAAGTTGTGCCTGCATAAATTACAGATGTAAAAGGATTAGTGTCTAAAAGAATCAAACTTGTTTTAGATGCAGGTTGTGGTCTTGGATTAAACAAAGCCTGTGGATCAGAGCCAACTGGTTTTGGTTCTAATTGTGGTTGCTTTGGTTCAAACTCTGACATATGCACCAAAGATCCGTTCCATTCTCTTACCATCTCATCATATGGAAATCTCAAACCAGATCTATCTGATATTGCGTATGCATATTTTCCTGCTGCGTATTTACCCATTATACTCCATCTCCATAAAATGTTTGTGGTGAAATGAAAGTAGATGTGCCTTGATTATCTGCATCAAGAGCTCTCAACAACTCACTTTCATATCTACGCTCTAATTCTTGACTCATATCTGGTGAATATTTTTGACTTAAGTAATATGCAAGACCAGACATCATGCAAGGATAAAATCTATTTACCACATCAGAAGTATTATTGTAAGCTCCTGCGTCTTGAATTTTAGATAAATAGTAAAAACAGAATTGAAAATTAGTTGGTGTGGTGGAATCAGATACACTTGAACTTGGTGTTGTGTATAAAAA